ATTGGTTTAAGTATTCCGAGTTTGTTCATTAATAGAATAATGATAGCCACGATAGCAGCAATAGCGGCAGCAATTAGGAATATAGGATTTGTAAGTAGTGATAATCCTACAGTCATAAAGGCTTTACCAACTTGAACTACTACCGTTCCTAGTGATTTTAAAGACTTCGCTATTACATCTCCGTTGATTCCTTTGGCAGCCGAAGCAAATAGTTTAGAAGATTCCGCAGCACCTTCAAAGTCAAGGCTCATCAACTGCGACCCCATCAAACCTAGAGCGTTGTTCGTCTTTTCAAATGGCGAACCAGAAGCAAAGACTGCCACCCTTTCGTTAGCGTCTTTTAATTGGTCAGATAGTTCACCTGCTTTCTCAGCAAGTTCAGCCATCTGTTTAGGGTCAGTAGCCGAAGCAAGTTCTCCTTTTAGTTCTCGGAGTTCTTTCTTTATTTGGGCTATCCCGTTAACCTTTAATTCTATGGTAGTTGAGTTTCCCGCCATTAGATAACCATCATAGTATTGTCGTAATCAGTATCGTCACATTCGTCTACGGGCTTAATATCTGAGTCCGTGTTTAGTGTGCTAGTGAACTGAGGAAACAAATCTTTATTCTCTAGTATGTAGTTAATCAAACGCTTTTCAAAGAACGCTGCCATTTGTCCGTAATGATCCATAACAAAAGCAACCTCCGACTGAGTAACGTTCTGCGAGTAGTCCCCAAACTGAACCTGAACCCCTTTGTTTTTAAGTTGGTATGATAAACCAAAGACTGCGTTTTCCGCTGCTCTCCACGCTACCACTGGTTGAATCTTCTCAACTAAAGTTTCTTCATCGTTTGTTAAAGTCTGAGCGTTGTAAGCAGAAAGCAAATACTCATAGAAGTAAGAACCCAAGATGCTCTGCACGCGCATATCGGAAGCAGGTCGGATATAAGGCGTAACATCTTTAACATCGACGTTTTTAGTTATCGGTGTGTTGTTCTTTAGGTAGGTTTCTGTGACAAAATATATCATAGCGTAGGAGTATTTTGAGCCTGAGCCTGTGAGTTAGTAACATCTCCACCTTCAACGGGTGGCAACCCTGCCAAAGCACGAACCTCATTAATGGTCATCATTTCAAGTACCTTAGTTGCGACAATCGGAGACATAGAGTTAAGAGCGTCCATAGTTGCGGAACCTTCGTCTTCTACTACCGTGATTGTCTCGTTGATGATTTGGAAGTTAGTAATATCTATCTTCGTATCAATGTCGGCAATCTTTAGTATGCTGTTCATTATATCCGTAACAGATTCTCTCAACGGAGTAACTACGTTCTTTTCAAAAATGATGTACGCCTGCTTAATGTCTGAGCCGTTACCTAGTGAACCCGTAGTCCTAACACCTAATAGAATAGGGTCGATAGTGTGAGCAAAACAAATCTGTTCTGTGATTAGTTCGGAAGTACCTTTAAACAACTCATCATTCTGATTTGTCGGTACGTTTACAAGTTCAGGTAACTGCTCTTTGTTATTAGCGAAGAAAGCCACCGCTTTACCTGCGTTCTCCGCACCCTTTAGTTTATTAACCGTGTTCTTGATGAGTTCCATTTCCTCTTTTCCTTGCGGTTTCTTTGGAAACATCATAGCGAAACTCGGGAAAATGGAGTTTTGAATTGAAGCCTTTTGAAGATACGACATTTCGCCCGACAAGAAAGCGAAGTTTAACGCACTTGTATATTGAGGAATAGGGTAAATATCTTGACCAACAGACTCTAACTCATAAACAAAGATGTATTCTCCATCCGTGCAGTTAGGATGATAGGGTGTAAGCTGTTTAATATTCCCTGAATACTGCCAGTCATCGTTAACAGAGTAGATGGTTTTGTCTTTATTCGTTCGAACCTTCTCAGCACCTACCCTTTTGATCTTGGTAAGTTGCTTATTCTTTAGGGTTAGAATGAAATAAACTCTTTCGTGTAGAATCAAGTCCTTAGTTACAGCGTTAAGAGTCTTCTTAATTCCTATCTTCTTGGTAAAAGCGAACAGGTTGACCTTATCTTTAGCTGTTAGTTTGGTTTCATCGAAAGAATACCCCCCACCGATAACAGCATTTGTCTTATAGTTTACGATTGCCCCGTGCAAAGGAGACGAATAGTAAAGCTGATTCCAAAGCTGAGGTGCAAGATTGTCCTCGCCAAATGGAACGTACCCCCTATTAGAGTAACGTGCATCAATGTAAGGCAAAGAAAGGTTTGTGCTAGGCACTTTTAAGAACGGAGTACTGAAAGACTGATAGCCTCCCATCTCCACCACTTGCGGTGCTTCTTCTTTTTTAAATTTTCCGAATAATCCCATTAGTCATATATTGTGTTTCCTGTTCCTTCGACTACCATTCTACCCTCTTCGATTTTAGTTAGACCTGTTTCATCCGTGTTTTCATCGACAACTAAATCAATCGGTGTTTCATAAACCTCGTACCTCCATTGTCCTTGTCTTAATTCCAAGTCGATAGGGTCGTTAAGATAAAACAAGTTGTATCTTTCAGGGTATGCGCTGTAATCCGTACCCATCCAATAAACAGATGGTAACGTTTCATCATATTCCCACACGAACTTAAATAGAAAGTACGGGTTAGTAATCGTTGTACTTTCAGTTAGAGTCAATGCAAACTCGTTGGTAGTATCTCGGGTTATGTATATCATTTAATATAACTTGGTTTTTTTTCAAATTATAGTTAAATAAAAAAAGGGCAGCCGTTAAGCCACCCTTTCCAACTAGGTTAAGTTGATTAAGAGATAGGAGTAGTCAAACCTGCGATGATTGCAGAATCAACCTCGTAAGCCAAGTGCTCAGACTCAGCAACGAAAGTTACAGAGTACTTGCTTCCATCGGCTTTGGCAGTTCCCGACCCCTCCGAGACGGCACTTAATTGAGCGTTCTCAAAGTACCAATACTTCCCGTTAGCATCTCCCACTACTAGAGCCAAATCTCTTTGACCTTCGCCAAGGATTTTGATAGCTTTAGATTTAGACGCTTCTCTTCTGTGGAACATTAGAGTGATTGTCTGAGTGTAGAACTGCGACCCGTTAATAAAGTCATTTGCTAGTTCTTCTGTAAAGTTTCCTGTGTTTCTACGGAACTCAAAAGATACGAACTCATCTACCAACGTACCGAAAGAAGTTACTTCCCAGTCGTTAGTGTTTACGGTTACAGTACCCAAGTTATCCATATCGTTGATAAGGATAGAAGTGATACCGCCCATATTGTTGTCGCAGCCTTTGAGGATTGTAGTTAATGTTGTACAAGCCATTTTTTTCTGTGTTTAAATGTTATAAAAAAAGGGTGGCAGATATTCCACCACCCTCGTTATTAATTAGCGTTCAGATTAGGAAGCTACACACGCACCCCAGAATACGATCTGAGTTGGGTTAGTGATGTAGAAACCAACTTTGTAATCTGCACGAGCACCGATAGTACGGTCAAGTGTAGTTTTAGAGAAGTCAACAATCTGCAAAGAATCGATATCTCCTTCAGCATCCAACGCATAGATGAAGTTGTTAGGGTCTGTAAGGATGATAGTATCAGAAGGAAGACCATACTCAACGTCCATAGGGATATCCAAGAAAGTCAAGTTAAGTGCAGCCGTTGTGTAGTTGATAGTGTTAGCAGAAGCCGTAGCAATACGGTAAGCAGTAGCAACATTCTGAGATACTTTGAAACGTACAGAAGTTGTAGGAACTTCAGATGGAAGCAAAGCAAGAACATCTCCAAGATCGTCAACAACTGAAGAAGCTGTAACTGCTCCACCTGCTGCACGAACAACACCATTCAATCCACAAAGACGCTTCAACCATCCGTCACACTTGTCAAGAAGTGTATCGTTAGAATCAGTGTCTCCCTGCCACATCAACTTAGCTAGTTCTTCGTGTGCTTTGTTAGCCATCTGATCCCAGAAGTAAGCCATAAAAGAAGCTACCGTGAAGTCAGAGTTAGAACCTTTTGCCATTTGGTCAGCCAACCAAGTCTGCTCAAGTTGGTACTGACAAACTGAAGTTTGGATAGACAAAGGACATACATCGATTTCGATTGCAGAAACCGTTGAGTTAGTCGGTGTAAATTCGCAGTCAGCAGCCTGAGTCAACTGAGCGAACAATACGTTAGCGATTTTTGTTTTGTTTTTCACTCCCGCAAGAACTCGGTAAGAACCTGCTGCGTTTTCCATTCCGTAAAGTCTTGCGTAGAACTCTACTGGGTTTGCCTGAAGTAGAGCAGTGCTATCTACCGTCAAGTCAAATTTGTACTTTTTAGCCATTTTACTTTAAAAAATTAATTACGTTACTAAATTTCTGTTGAGCAGATAGTTTCATTTCTACTTCTTCCGCAGGCTCAACCTCCGCAGATTCCGCTAGTTCATTCTTTAGGTCAGCAATAACTTGCAAAACTTCAGCGATTTTCTCATCAATCAAAGGTGCAACGATAGCAAGGATAGCCTCACTATCAGCAGCAGGATCAACAGCAGCTTCAACCTCAACAGCCTCTTCAGCCATTTCGACCTCTTCTGTTTTCGTTTCTTCTGACATCTCTTCTTCTTTGACTTCAGTTTCTTCAACTTCAGTTTCTTCAGCCATAGCCACCTCTTCAGCCTCTTTCACTTCGATAACTTCTCCGTCTTTCACAACGTAGATTTTACCTTCGATCAGATGCTCTCCATCAGGTAGTTGCATATATTTATGTTTATGGTTGCTTAGTTTCAGACCTAAAAACCCTTCGATAGAAAAACCAACAGCGTTGTTTTCAACTAGGGAATTATAATAGTCTGTATCGGTTACCTGTGCTGTAACCATTAGAGTACCTTTAGGCACGTTAATACCAAAGGTTGTCTTTGCTTTATCCGTTTCAGGATTGTCTACAAGCCAAGCCTCAAGTAAATACGCAGGGACTATCTTCTCGCCTTCGTGTTCAAGGTTGAATAAGTCCTTATTGTTCAAGTCCTGCATAAAGTCTTTGAAGATTGTGTCAATCTCTTGCTCTGTAAACTCCACGTAATACTCCCCCATCTCATCATCCCGTCTGTAAATCTCCATCGGAATCATAGCAGGTGCAGTGATACGATACTTCTTATCGTCAGCAAATGAGATACGTTTCTGAGCAGAGAACGCAACACCCTTAACCATTACGGCAGGGTTCGCAGTAAATGCAATAGCGTCTATCCCGAGTGGCTCTGTGCCATCGTTATACTCTTCGTCTATTGTGATTTTGTAGGTTGGAAGTTCCTCCATTTAATTTAATTTGGTTTTTTTTCTTCAAATAGTTAAATTTTTAACGAATATTTTTTTATCTTTGGGTAAAATTTTATAACTATGGTAGAGATTGCAGGGTATAATATCCCAAATGAACCGAGCGAATTGACGGTAGAGCAGTTCGATAAGATTAACTTTATTACTTCCAATCAAGAACTAGATGAGATTGAAAAGTGGATTGAAAAGTTTAAGTACTTAGGAGTAGATGAATCCGTATTTGACGATATGGAGATGGAAGAGTTTTACCAACTTATCGCAGACTGGAATGATCAACCGCCACACCCTAAAGACAAAGTGCTAAGCGTAGAGATTGACGGCTATACTTACGAAGCAAAACCAACTATCGGAGTTAAGGATTTAGGAATGATCGAGAAGGTATGGAAGTCTAACAACGGAAACTTCGCTGCCGAGACTCTTGCGATTATCTATAAGCGTTCCGACCTTACCAAAACAGAACACTATGCACCCGCTCACATTAAACACAAAACGGCTTTGTTTAAGAAGCAACCTTCTAGTCTAGTGATTCCGTTTATCATCGAAGTACTTGAGAAGCTAACCAAAACAACACAACAGATCAAAGATGCAGTTACCGAAGAATTGGAACAGCCTAACAACTAGTCAGTTTATTGAGTTGAAAGCATTAAAGGAAGAGGACTTCGGTTCTCTTTTTTTATATAACCTTGAGGTGCTTAGTATCGTAACAGATACCGACCCCGAAGAGTTGGAGGATTTAGAGCCTGAGAAACTTGTTGAATACATCTATGAGTTGAACTTCCTTAGACGTGAGCCTAGCAAGTCAGCCACCGAAGTAATAAACGATTTGCACTTCAAGCCGTTCATCCTTATTAAGTTTGGCGAGTTCATAGATTTAGAGTATTATTTTTCTAACGACTTTGTGAATAATTTAACAAGCATCTGCGCATTGTGCTACAGAAAGAAGGTTGTTAATGAATGGGGTGTTGAGGAGTTTGAGCCGTACAGATTTAATCCTTCAGATCGTGCGCACCTATTCGAACACGAAACGATTACTAAAACCTACGGAGTAATACCTGAGTATCTTAAATTTCGCAGTGAGTTGATGCAGTCTTACGAAAATTTGTTTATGCCTGACGTCGAAGAGTCGGATGAAGAACTAGACCCCGAAGATTTGAAAGAAGAGCAGGAAGAACAGAAGTTTAAAAAGTGGGGATGGGAGAAAGTTATCTATGACTTGGCAGGAGAGGACATAACAAAGGCAGACCAAATAACTGACCTGCCTTTAATTATGGTTTTAAATTTTATGAGTATGAAGTATGAGTTGCGGGTTTAATCCCAAGCCACCTTCACGTTTGAAGCCTTATAATATTCCCCATCCCAAGTTCCGTCAGGAGAACCGAATAGATTATACTTGACGTTTATGTTTAGTTTGTTCACTGCAATCTTACCTACATCTAATATAGGATAGTTTGCAATCATCCATTGAACGTAAGAGTCAATACATTCCTTTTGGAAGTCTCTGCCTAGCGGACTATTCAACGCCTGCTCTGTTATTTCATACGGCTTAATGTAACCTCCGTTCCAAAGTTCCGCACCTTCATCTAGAAACATATAGTAATACAAAGCGTTGACCGTTACATATAACTGATTCAGGTCTCCAGTAGTAGATGAGATTCTAATTGAATCTTTCAATGATCCATACTCTACCAACCCTTCACGCTGTATCACTTGTTGAATTGCCCTCTGTAATTTAAGGCGTGTCTTATATCCTACTTTAAATTGTTTAGCCATATTTATTTAATTTCAGTTACCACAAAGTTAAGCTGATCTACCGTAATATTTGTAACTGCGCTTGTATTTCTTGTGTGAATTTCTAAATAATCCCCTGACTTCATTGTAACAACGCAGCTAAATACTACATTCTCAGCACGACCTGAAGCGTTAGCGGTTGACTTAGTACGGCTTGGAGTCCTTACCGCTGAAAGTTGACTATCATAAAAACCAAACTCACACACATTTGCGTTGCCACTTGAGAATGCAAGCGCACACTGGATAAGATACTTTCTTGATATCACAGCATCACAGGTTAATCTGTTGTTAGCGTGGCTGAATTTAGAGTTGTCTGCGCTAGCTGTTGTTGTTCCTGCGACCTTTACGAAGTCCGTAGTGTTTGCTATTGTTGTAGCAGTCACGTTCCCTTGCATATAAAGCTGACCATTAACCGCAGTGTTGGTTATGTTGGTACAATTGATAAACAGCGAGTCGTTCGATGTGTGAGTAAGACCACTTAAATAAGTACCACCACCTCCGAAGTTTACCGTATCTAGAATGTATGCCTCTGTTGGAATTGTAGCCGATGCATTAACGTTGATTCCTGTCTCTCCTGACAACACAACAAACGAACTATAAATAACTCTGAATCGTCTTGTAACTGTAAGCGTAGCAGGTAGGATAAACGTAGTAGTTGCTGAACGCCCATCGAACAAACATTGAGATAATCCAACCGTACCTATTGACCCATCGAATGTAAGACCGCCCGAATTAAGGAAAGCAGAATCCTGAATAATGAAGTTAGAATAGTCCTTAATCGTTCCTACCGTTGCGCAATCTGTGAAGTTCACACCGAACCAATCTAAAGCTGTAGTGACCCCGTCCCCGTCAAGGTTCAAGGCTACGTTTGCTTCG